AAAGGGTGTGAAGTCCGCCGACGCCGCCGACGCCGCCGCCGACGCCGCCGCCGACGCCGCCGACGCCGCCGCCGCCGCCGCCGCCGCCGCCGCCGCCGACGCCGACGCCGCCGACGCCGCCGACGCCGCCGACGCCGCCGCCGCCGCCGCCGCCGCCGACGCCGCCGCCGCCGCCGACGACGCCGCCGCCGACGCCGCCGCCGCCGCCGCCGACGCCGCCGCCGACGCCGCCGACGCCGCCATGTCGGAAGAGGCTGATCTGGTGAAGGTGATCACCGCAGCGAAGCAGACGCACGCGAGCGTGTGGAGCGCCGTGTACCACCATCTCCGCCCCAAGTTCGATGCGGCTTGGAAGGAGCGCATGGGCGACGCCTACGCCGAGCGCACGTCGCGCGCGCTGAGCCTTCTCGACCGGATGATCTCGCTGGGCAACGCTGCCTAAGAGCGGCGGAGGGGCCGTGCGCAAGTTCTTGGTGGAGCATCTGACCAGCGAGATGGAGGGCCAGCTCCTCACGGGCGGGCGCCTCCCTGCTGGTGCCTACAACCTCGAGGTCCGGCCGGCCTGCACCACGCGCGCGAATGAGTTCGACGTGCTCGTGGACGGCGTGGTGGTGCGTCATGGCCTCTCGAAGGGGCGCGCGCTGAAGGTTGCCGCGATGCTGCGCGCGGCCTACCGCGAGGCGTGGATGGGGAGGCAGGGGTGAAGTGCGCCTGTCGCCACGAGGCGCCGCACACGCCCGCGTGCACCGCGCCGGCCTGCCGCTGCCCGAAGCTTCGGCCGCTCGCGCCGCTGCCTTTCCAGCTTGGCGGCTGGGCCTGCATCTACGCGGATCCGCCGTGGCCTGAAGAAGGCGGTGGTGGCCGTGGGTGCCAGAACCACTACGACACGATGGAGCCGGAAGAGATCGCCGCGATGGAGGTGTCGACCATCGTTGCGCACGAGGCGCACCTCTGGCTGTGGCTCACCAACAACTTCGCCGAGGACGGTTTCAAGGTGGCGCGCGCGTGGGGCTTTCGCCCCGTCACGCTGATCACCTGGCCGAAGAAGCGCCAGGGACTAGGTCATTACGCGTTCGGGAAGACCGAGCACTGCCTTCTCGCCGTGCGAGGAGACCACAGCATTCGGATTGGGCAGACCACCACGCTCCTGGACCCTTGGGAGCACCCCGAGCGCAAGCACAGCGCGAAGCCGCCGCAGATGCGCGAGCGAATCGAGCGAGTGACGCCGGGCCCGCGGCTGGAACTCTTCGCTCGCGTGGCTGCGCCTGGTTGGAGCGCGTGGGGGAATCAAGCGCCCGGCGCCGAAGTCATTTCGATCGCCGGCCGGGCGTGCGCTTGGTGCGGAAAGCCGGGCGAGCTCGCGCCATGCGACGGCGCAATGGCCTGCGAGGTGTGCCGTTCGACTCGAGCACGAGCTGGGGAGGCGATGTAGATGGCCCGGACGCGACAACTTCACCCGGAGTTCTTCAAGCACGAGGACCTTGGCGCGCTCTCGCCGCTCCACCGGCTGCTCTTCCAAGGCATGTGGTGCGAGGCCGACCGGGAGGGTCGGCTCGAGGACCGGCCGAAGCGGCTGCGAGCAACGTGGCTGCCTTACGACGACGCTGACGGGGACAAGCTGGTTGACGACCTGGTCGCCCGCAAGCACGTGGTCCGGTACGAGGTCGGCGGCCTGAAGCTGCTCCTGATTCCGTCCTTCAAGCGGTGGCAGAAGGTCCACCCGAGCGAAGTGGAAAGCAAACTACCCGGTCCTACTACCGATTCCGGACGGAGTGAGAACTCACTCCACGTGGATTTGAAGCCCACTCCAGGTGGAGTTGGAAATCTGCCTTTGCCTTCTTTGCCTTCTCAGTCTTCTTTGCCTACCAGCGACCTGCAGCAGCCGGTCGCGGCATCGCCCCCGACTCCGCCTCCCGAGTCGCGCCTCACCGGCAAAGACCTGCGCGAGCGCTGGAACGCCTCGCTCGTCGACGGCTCGAAGCGACCGCCGTGGGAGGAGTTCTCGGCTGCCCAGGAGCTTCAGGCCGACCGTGCTGCGCTGGAGTTTGATCGCGGCAAGTGGGACCGCTTTTTCGCCGTCCTCCGCGTCTCGGCGTTCCTGAACGGCTTCGGGGCGAAGGGCTGGGCGCTGACGCCGCGCAAGCTGCTCGCGGAGCCGCGGCGCTGGGTCGAAGCGGCGCTCAACGGCGAGTACTCGGGCCCAGGCGACATGCGCGAGCCCGAGCAGGAACCGGAGCCGGCGGCCGTCATGTGCCGCGAGCACCCGGACCGCCGCGCAGTGAACCCAGTGGCTGCTGTTCCGCAGTGCGGAGACTGCGCCTTTGCCGACTTGCGACCGAGACCTGCATGAGCTTCCGAGCGCGAAAGGTCGACGACAACCAGCGCGCCGTGGTCAAGGCGCTCGAGGCACACGGATGCCGCGTGCAATCGCTCGCCTCGGTCGGGAATGGCTGCCCGGACCTCGTCGTGGGTTACCGCGGGCGGCTGTACCTGCTCGAGGTCAAGAACCGCGACGGACGCGGGCTGGGACTCACCGAGGCCGAGGCCGCTTGGCACCAGCGCTGGGCGGGCATGGTCGCGGTCGTGGACGGCATCGACCAGGCGCTGCTCGCGGTGGGCATTCGGAAGCCGCAGCCTGGGTGCATGGTCTGCCAGGCCGGCAGCCTGGAGCACCCCATCGATTGCCCGTGTCTGTGCCACGCCAAGAACCGGAGGGGAGAGTGAAGCCGATGGACAAAAGTGGAGTCGCGCCCGCCAATCTCGAGTACCCAGAGCCGCGCACGCCAGCGGAGGCCATCAAGCTCATCGATCGCGCGTGCTCAGACGCGCTCAAGGTGCTTCGGCAGTGCGGCCAGTCGGAGGCTGAAGCTCTGCCAGCTGTCGCGGGCCGCGCGCTCAAGAACGCCTGCATCGCGCTGTTCCTCGGCGGCCGCACCAACTACGAGATCCGCCGGCTCTTCAAGACCTCCATCCCGGTCCTGCGCGCCCAGTTCGAGGAGGAGCTGAAGCAGGCGGTGGAGCAGAGCCAGCGCCGCATCGTGCGGCCGGGAGAGCCCCATTGAGCTGCGCGTTCGACGGCTGCCAGCGCCAGGCGGCGCGCGGTGGGTACTGCTGGGGCCACGTCCAGCAGCAGTCCCGCGGCCAGCCGCTGCACGAGCTGCGGTTCTACGGTGAGCCCCTCACCCGGCTCTACGAAGCGGCGATCCGGTTCTACGAGGTCGACGAGGACGACGAGCACCGCGCCGCGGCCGACAACCTCCGCACGGCCGCGCTGGCCTACGCGTGGCACGTGCTCCGGAAGCAGGTCCGCAAGGTGCCGAGTTTGTCCACCTTGCAGGCCATCCTGCGAGGGTGAGCCGGAGCCCCCAGAAGCCGCTGACGGCCAAGCAGCAGGCCTTCGTGGCGCAGTACCTGGTCGACAAGAACGCGACCGCGGCCGCGGTGCGCGCGGGCTACTCCGAGAAGACCGCGGCGAAGATCGCCTCGAACCTGATGAAGAAGCCGGCGGTGAGGGCTGCCGTCGACTCCGCCGTGGCCAAGCAGCTCGAGCGCGTGGAGGTCTCGGCCGACGAGATCCTGGCCGGCCTCAAGCGCGTGGCGTTCTTCGACATCGCCGAGGCGTACGAGGAGACGGGCAAGGGCGACGAGCGCGGCGAGAACCGCATGCGCTCAGTGCGGGACATGCCGCGCGACGTGCGTGACGCCCTCGCCGGCATCGACGTGCACTACGACGGCAAGGACGAGCCGGGCTACGTGGTGAAGCTCAAGGTCGACGGCCGGCTCAAGGCTCTCGAGCTCCTCGGCAAGTACCGCAAGCTGTTCACCGAGAAGGTGGAGCACTCGGGCGCCGTGAGCGTCGAGATCGTCGACCCCTACGCCGAGCCGCCGAAGGAGCCGAAGCCGTGACGGCGTCCAATGCGGCCGCCACGCGTCCCAAGGTCCGCGTGTCGCTGCCCTACAAGCCCCGCGCCCATCAGCGCGCCGCGCACGCGCTGCTGATGACCGTGCGCTTCCTGGTGCTCGTCTGGCACCGGCGGTGCGGCAAAACTCTCTTCGCGGTGCTCGAGCTCTTCCTTGGCGCCCTCCAGTGCAAGCTCGAGCGTGGCCGCTTCGCGTACATCGCGCCGCAGCTCAACCAGGCCAAGGGCATTGCCTGGGATTACTTGAAGACGCTCGCGCGCTCGGTCCCGGGCACGGTGATCAACGAGGCGGAGCTCTGGGTCGAGTTGCCCACCGGCCACCGCGTTCGAATCTACGGTGCGGACAACCCCGACGCCTTCCGCGGCCTCTACTTCGACGGCGTTGTGATGGACGAGCTGGCGCAGATGAAGCCACAAGTGTGGGGGCAGATCATCCGCCCCGCGCTCGCTGACCGTCAGGGCTGGTGCATCTTCATCGGCACGCCGAAGGGCGTGAACCTGCTCTCCGAGCTCTACTACCGCGCGCTCAAGGGCGAAGAGGGCTGGGCGGCCGACCTGAAGCGGCACTCCGACACCAACGCGCTCTCGGAGGAAGAGCTCGCGCAGATGCGCCGGGAGATGACCGAGGCCGAATGGGCACAGGAGATGGAGTGTGACTTCAACGCGGCGGTGGAGAACGTTCTCATCAACCTGGCCGACGTGCTCAAAGCCCAGGAGCGGAGCGCGCTCGAGGCGGACTTCTCGTTTGCGGCGCGCGTGATCGGTGTTGACTGCGCTCGGTACGGCGGAGACCGGAGCGTCATCGCCTTCCGCCAGGGCATCGTGGCCTTCCGTCCAAAGATCCTGCCCGGGATGGACACGATGTCCCTCGCCGGCGCCGTGGCCAAGGTAATCGACGACTGGCATCCGGATGCCACGTTCATCGACATCGGCAGCTTCGGCGCTGGCGTCTTCGACCGCCTCAGGCAGCTGGACTACGACGTGATCCCGGTGGACTTCGGCGGGAAGCCGTCGAACCCCAAGTACGAGAACAAGCGCGCAGAGATCTGGGACGAGATGCGGGAATGGGTGGCCACCGTCGGCTGCCTGCCCGACATCCCAGAGCTGCGTGAGGACCTCCCGGGCCCGCGCTACACGTACAAGAACAAACGCGGCCACATGCAGCTCGAGAGCAAGGAATCAATGCTCGCGCGCGGCGTGCGAAGCCCGGACGTGGGCGACGGCTACGCTTGCACGTTCACGATGCCGGTGCAGCCCAAACCGAAGATCAACATCCCTGGCCACCAAGAAGGCTACGCGGTGGGCCACGACTACGACCCCCTCGACGTGAAGCGGTTCAAGTGATTGGAGGCAGGACCATGGGCACTCCCACCGGAAATACTGCGGCGATCCCCGCACTGCCGAACAACGGCGACTACACCGACTGGCTGCTCAAGGGCCGCCAGGCCGCGATGCGCACCATCGCCGCTCGCCGCGGCCAGGCCAGCACCTTCCTGTCGATTCCCTCGACGGGCACGTCGTCTCTCTTGGGCGGCGGCATCGGCTCGACCGGCAACGGCACGGGCAACACCGGGGGTGCGTAAGGGCTACCTCAATCGAGAAGCGCAAGCGCCTGCAGCGGCGCCTGGACGCGCTGAAGTCTCATCGCAGCCAGTGTGAGATCCAGTGGCGCAAGATCTCCTGGTTCATCTCGCCGCGCCGCACTCGGTTCTTCACGACCGAGGCGGAGTCGTCGGGCCAGAGCAAGGAACAGCACATCATCAACAGCACGCCCACCACGGCCTCCCGCACGCTCGCGGCCGGGATGATGGCGGGCATCACGTCGCCGGCGCGCGAGTGGTTCCGGCTCACCACGCCCGACGAGGAGCTGGCCGACGAAGGGGACGTGAAGAACTACCTCTACGTCTCGATGAAGCGGATGCTCTCGGCGCTCGCCCGCGGGTTCGTCTACAAGGACCTGCACACGCTCTACGGCGACATGGGGGACTTCGGCGTCGGCGTCGTCTTCATCGACTCCGACCCGGTCGACCTCATCCGCAGCTACTCGATCCCCATCGGCGAGTTCTACCTGGCGCAGGGCCCGAACGGCCGCGTGGACACGCTGTTCCGCGAGACCAGCCTCACCGTGGGCCAGCTCGTGAAGAAGTTCGGCATCGAGGCGTGCTCGAACCGCGTGCGCGACCTCCACGGGCAGAACCTGCTGGACGAGAACATCCCCGTGATCCACGTGGTGATGCCGCGCGAGGACTACGACCCCGACAAGGCCGACTCGCTGAACATGCCGTGGGCCTCATGCTGGTTCGAGGTGGGCGCCACCGAGATGGGACTGCTCGGCGAGAGCGGCTACAACGAGTGCCCCTTCATCGCGCCGCGCTGGAACACGACCGGCAACGACGTGTACGGCACGGGCCCCGGCCACGCCGCCATCGGCGACGCGATGACGCTCCAGCTCAAGGAGCGGAAGAAGAACCAGGGCATCGAGCGCATCGTGGACCCGCCGCTCATCGGGCCCAAGCCGCCCACGGGCAAGGCCATCTCGATGATGCCCGGCGCGCTCAACTTCTCGGAGGGCCCGGCCACCGGCAAGCAGTTCGAGCCGCTGGTGGTGGTGCCGCCCGAGGCGATCTCGGTCATCGACAACTCGATCCGCCAGGACGAGCAGCGAATCGACACCGTCTACTTCGCGAACCTGTTCCTGATGCTGAGCCAGGAGCAGGAGGGCGGCCAGCCCATCACCGCGCGCGAGGTCGCCGAGCGCGCGCAGGAGAAGCTGCTGCAGCTCGGGCCGGTGATGGAGCGGCTCGAGGGCGAGGCGCTCAATCCGCTGGTGGAGCGCATCTACGGCATCCTCAACCGCGCGGGCCGACTGCCGCCGGCGCCGGCGGTGCTGCAGGGCGCGAACTTGCTCGTCGAATACCTGTCGATCATGGCCCAGGCTCAGAAGGCCGTGGGCATGGGCGCGATCCAGCAGTTCGCCGCGTTCGTCCAGAACGTCGCCGAGGCCAAGCCGGAGGTCCTCGACAACGTGGACACCGACCAGATGGTGGCCGACGTGGCGGACATGCTCAGCGTGAACCCGCGCATCATCGTGGCGGCAGACAAGGTCGCGAAGCTCCGCGCCGCGCGTGCGCGCCAGCAGCAGGCGCAGGCGGCCTCTGAGCAGGCGATGGCGGGGGCGGTGGCTGCGAAGAACCTCGCGGGCGCGGACATGAGCGGTGACAACGCGCTCACGCGCCTCGGTGGAGTGCCTGCCGCGCAGGCCGGGAGCGTCCAGTGATCACCCTCGAAGAGCTGCACAAGCACCAGGTGGAGCGCGACCTGCGCGAGGTCCTCAAGACGCCGCACGGCCGGCGCACGTTCTGGTGGCTGGTCGACGAGGTCTCGGGAGTCTTCAACACGAGCTTCGCCGGCGAGCAGACGCACCAGACGGCGTTCCACGAGGGCAAGCGCGCGGTCGGCGCCGAGCTCGTCGAGACCCTCCAGCGCCTCGCGCCCGAGGAGTACCAGCGGATGTTCCTCGACGCGATCGAGGACCGGAGGCTGGCGCGCGAGGAGTACGAGCGCCTGGAAAAGGAGCGGCTCGAGCAGGAGCAAAAGGCTCGTCCGTGACCCTTCGCCGAGTTTGTCCACGCACCGGTTGAAACTGCTTCCGTCGACGTAACGGACGGGAGCACGCATGGCGGGCGAGACCGAGAACACCAACACCGGCAACGCGAGCGCGAACGGCTCCGGCGGCGGTGCGGGTGGCGGGTCCAGCACCAGCGGCCAGGGCGGCGCGGGCGACAAGACCGGCACGCAGACCTCGACCAGCACCACCACGGGCAAGACCACGGGCACGGAGTCGATGCTCGAGGTGAAGACGAGCACCGAGGGGCAGGGCGACAAGAACCAGGGCGACAAGTCCAAGGCCGACGACAAGGCCAAGGACGACAAGCAGGGCCAGGGCGACAAGGACAAGGGCCAGCCGGCCGAGCTGCAGCTGAAGCTCCCCGAGGGCCTGGACCCCAAGGCGCCCGAGGCCGTGGCGACTGTCGAGCGCGTGAAGGCCTTCGCCAAGGCGCATGGGCTGAACGCGGCGCAGGCGCAGGCCGCGGCGGACGAGCTCTTCAAGACCGTCGAGGCGGACCGCAAGGCCATCGCCGAGTACGACGCCCAGCAGAAGAGCTGGGCCGACGCCGTCCGCGCGGACCCGGAGATCGGCGGCAAGAACCTTGACGCGAGCCTCAACATCGCCCGCGGCGCGGTCGCGTGCTTCGGCGGTGCCGAGCTGGGAAAGGTGCTCACCGAGGCCGGCCTGGGCGTGAACCCCGTCGTGGTGAAGGCCTTCGTGAAGATCGGCAAGGCCATCGCCGAGGACTCGATTTCGGGCAGCGAGAACGCCGCACCCAAGACCGCGAAGAACGACGAAGAGACGTTCCATCGCGCGCTGTTCCCCACCATGTTCAACGGCCAGGGCGCGAAGCCCTAAAGCCAGGAGGCGTGAAGGACCACCGCAAACACGACCGGACTTCCGAATCTTTTTGACCACGTCTCGCGCATGGACCCCGACGGGGCCATCGCGAAGGTGGTCGAGGGCCTCACCAAGCGCAGCCCCGTGATGCAGGACGCGGTCGCGGTGGAGGGCAACCTCGCCGACGGCACGACGTTCACGACCCGCGAGGGTCTGCCGGGCATCGGCCGCCGCCGCTTCGGGCAGGGCGTGGCGCCGACGAAGAGCACCACCTCGAAGGTGAAGGAGCCGGTGACGCTGTTCGAGGGCAACAGCGCCGTCGACGTGGCGCTGGCCAACCTCAACGGCAACGCGCCCGCGTTCCGCGCCGACGAGGACCGGGCCTTCATGCAGGCCTTCAACAACCAGGTCGAGTCCGCGCTCATCTACGACTCGCAGGCCGCGAACGAAGACCAGATGAACGGTCTCATCCACCGCCTCGACTCCACGTCGGGCCCGGCGGGTGGCCAGATCGTGAAGCTCGGTGCGGGCGGCTCCAACACCAACACGAGCATGCTGCTCGTGGGCTGGGGCAAGGACACCGTCCACACCATCTTCCCGAAGGGCACCAAGGGCGGCCTCGACCACAAGGACATGGGCGAGCAGCTCTGGGACCCGAACAACGACGGCAAGAAGTTCCGGGCGTACGTCACGAACTGGAACTGGCAGATCGGCGTCGCCGTCAAGGACAAGCGGTTCATCGCCGCGGTCCGCAACATCGACATGAGCTCGGAGTCGGGCGGCACCATCGCCGCGCCCGTCAACGACCTCATCATGGCGGCGATCGACGCCTACCACCTCATCTACTCGCCGGAGGACGTGCGCCTCTGCTGGTACGTGAGCCGCAAGCTCGCCGCGATCCTGCACAAGCAGGCGGTGAACTCCATCAGCAAGTCGACCCTCTCCTACGAGATGGTGGCCGGCAAGCCGGTGGTGAGCCTCATCGGCGTCCCCATCCGGATCTCGGACGCGATCATCAACACCGAGGCAGCGATCTCGTAACCGCGAGCTCGCCCCCGCTCCCGCCCCGCTGCTGGCTCCGGCCGGCGCGGGGTTGAGGTGTCAGAAGGGGCCACGTGCCCCGCGAACTTTCAAGGAGCGACCATGGGACTGCGTGACCAGAACGTCATCATGTCGGACAGCCAGGACCTCACTGGCGCGGGCACCGGCGCCACCCTGTGCAGCAAGAGCATCGACCTCTGGGGCGGCGCTTCGTCCGGCGGGCTCATCACCGACACCACCCTCCAGACCGACGTGAACGGCAACTCGCCGGCCCACGACCCCGGCCTGGCCGACATGGGCCTGGATGTGCGCGTGGACGCGGCCGTGACCAGCGCGGGCGCGGCGACGGTGCAGGCGCAGGTGATCACCGCCGACGACCAGGCGCTGACCACCAACGTCACGATCATCCAGCAGACGGACGCGATCGCGAAGGCCACGCTGGTGGCGGGCTACCGCTTCAAGCTGGGCCGGCTGCCCCCGGGCATGAGCCAGCGCTTCCTGGGCGTCCAGTACAACGTCGGGACCGCCGCGCTCACCGCCGGCAAGGTCTCCGCGTCGCTCGTGGCCACCCCGCAGTAATCGGCTGTCCTTCGAGGAGCTGAGCCATGAGCGGGACCAAGAAGTGGATCGTGTTGGGCGAGCCCTACTACCGGCCGGGGATCGGTCTCATCCCGGTCGGCGGAACGGTGGATCTCCCCGAGGGCGAGGGCGTCCCCAAGCGGTGGAAGCCGTTTGTGGAGCCCACGGTCGCCGAGTCGACCGAGGCATCCGGCGGCGAGCCCGCGCAGCCCCAGAAGAAGGGCAAGCGCCCTTCGGATTCCAGTCCGGCCTAGCTCGAGCGGCGCAGGCGCCGCGGTTCCGTGAGGTGCGCACGTGGCGTTGAACGACTTCGACATCGCCAACCGCGCTCTCGGCCGCATCGGGAACCGCGAGTTCATCACCAGCCTCGACACCACCGTCGACGGCAGCGAGAACGCCGCGCTGTGCGCGCAGTACTACGCGCCCGCGCGCGACCGCGTTCTGGCGCGTGCGCCCTGGCGCTTTGCCTCGCGTGTGGCCGCGCTCCTCGAGTGGGACGCCGGCGTGACGTACGCCGCGTGGGCCGTGGGCACCACGTACGCGAAGAACGCCCAGGTCACCGGGCCCGACGGCAACGTCTACTACTCGCGCCAGGCCGGCAACGTCGGCCACACGCCCGTGGGCGACATGGATGACGTGTGGTGGGCGCCGGGCCCGAGCGCGCAGATCGTGCCGGGCTGGTCGTACGTCTACGCGCTGCCCACCGACTACCACCAGGCCCAATACATCTTCAGCGGTGCACGCCCGGGCGCGATGGCCGTGCCCACGATCGACGCCGCGCTGATGTTCGGCGTGACCGACGTGGGCGTCCTACCCGCCATCAACGGCACGCCGCCGCCGATCCCCTTCGTCGTCCAGGCGGGCTACCTCTTCACGGACCTGCCCAACGCCAAGCTCGTCTACACGTACCAAGCGACGGACGTGACCACGTTCCCGCCGCTGGTGGTGGACGCGATCGCCACCGAGCTCGCGGTCGACCTGGCGCTGGCCGACGCCACCAAGGCGAAGCTCGCGGTGGGCCTACGCGGCGAAGCCGAAGCTGCACTCGAGCGCGCCGCGGCCGCCGAGGCCAACAGCGAGCAGCCCGACTGGCGCCCGGACAGCTCGTTCGTAGCGGTGAGGGGCTGAGCCATGGCCTCGATTCGGCAGCCCAGCTTCGCGAGCGGCGAGCTCGCGCCGCCGCTCTGGGGTCGCACCGACCTGCCGCGCTATGCGGCCGGGCTGCGGCGCCTCTTCAACTTCTTCGTGAGCAAGCAGGGCAACGCGGTGTCGCGGCCCGGCGCGCAGTACCTGGGCACGGCGTCGCTCAACACGGTGAACCTCAACGCGAACTCGCCGCCCGGCCTGCACCTGCCCACGGTGCTGGTGACGCAGGGTGCGGCGGTGCGGTTGATCCCGTTCTACTACTCGGACGACGAGACCACGCAGAACTACGTCCTGGTCTTTGGCGAGCAGTACCTGGGCATCCGCAAGAACGGCTCGGGGCTCACGTTCACGCTCACCGGATCGATCCCGTACCACGCGGCAGATCTGCAGAAGCTCAAGTTCGCGCAGAGCGGCGACGTGATCACGCTGGCCTGCCCGGGCTACCCGCCCGCCACGCTCACCCGCGGCCTCTCCGGCACCACGGTCACGGGCAGCGAAAGCGACTGGACCTACGCGGTGCTGAGCTTCGACCGGCCCACGCCGCCCTCGCTGGTGGCCGGGCCGCCCTCGGGCGCGCGCATCATGGAGGCCTACTTCGGCACCGTCGATGCGCAGCACCCGGCGAAGGCTTGGGCGTGGCTGGTCACGGAGATCCGCAAGGACGCCTACGGCAACGTCTACGAGACGGCGCCGTTGCGCGCGAACGGCTTCGTCTGGAACGGGTCCCCGTGGAACCCGCTCATCACGTACAAGAACCGCACCGTCGTCTACATGGGCAACGTGCCCGGCCGGTCGAACACGTTCGATTACTGGTTCGCGCTCCACGATGGCGTGACCTCCCAGCCGCCGCTCACGAACGGAAACCCGACCTCGGACTGGTATCCGGTGAGGAGCTACGACGGGTCACACACGTACGGCCTGGGCGACGTGATCTTGGACTCCGGCCCGGTGTTCCGGACCTCGCTGCAGGCCGGCAATCAGGGGAACGCTGAGACCAACACCAGCTTCTGGAGCGCGCAGTTCTCCGGCTTCACCTCGTTCCAGACCGACGACTACTCGCAGCTCGACGTGCAGGTGCCGGTGTACCCGGACATGCCCGTGCAGCTCTGGCTGACGGCCTCGAGCAATCCGCTCACGGACCCCAACTTCGTCGCCTTCCGGGTGTACCGCGGCCGCGCGAACCTCTTCGGCTGGGTGGGCGACTCCGCCGGCGGCTCGGTCTCGACCAACTTCTTCATCGACGACGTGGAGAACCCCGACTACACGCTCCCGCCGCCGCAGGGGCTGAACCCGTTCCAGACCGGCGAGTACCCGAACTCGGTGACGTACTTCGCGGACCGCCGCGCGTTCGGTGGCACGAGCGGGAACGCGTCCACGGTGCGGCCGTGGTTCTTCTTCCTCTCGGCCGCGAGCGACTACTCCAACTTCGACCAGCACTACATTCCGCAGCCCGCGGACGCGCTCGTTGAGGCCCTCACCGCGCGGAAGAAGGAAGTCATCCGCTCGGTGGTTGGCGTGAAGAGCAAGCTCTTCGTGTTCAGCAACTCCGCGGTCTGGGGAGTGGGCGGCACCAACGAGTCGCCCATCGCGCCGGACAACGTCGACGCCGGCGTCGAGGTGGACATCGGCGCTGACTGGAACCAGCCGCTGGTGGTGGGCGGGCACATCCTCTACGTGCGCGACAAGGGCACGGGCGTTCGCGCCATTCAGTTCGACTGGCAGCGCGGCGGCTTCGCGAGCTCGGACCTCTCGATCTGCGCCGAGCACCTGGTGCTGGGCCACGCCGTGGCGGATTGGTGCGTTGTCGAAGACCCCTGGAACCTGGTGTGGATCGTCCGCGACGACGGACTGCTCCTCAGCCTCACCTACGCGCCGGATGACCAGCTTTGGGCCTGGGGCCAGCACCAGCTCGTCGTGGCCAACCAGCCGTCGACGGGCTACGGCGTGCCCAGCGGCATCGTGCAGTCGGTGTGCTCCATCCCCGAGGGCGACGAGGATGTGCTGTACCTCGCGGTGCAGGGCTGCGCCGCGGTGCCCTTCAACGGCGCAACCACGTACCGCGTCGGCGACCTGGTGGTCTCCGGCGGCCACTTCTTCCTGTCCAAGACCGCCGGCAACGTCGGCAACACCCCGCCAAGCGACGGCTCGAGCGACACGCATTGGTCGGGTACCACGACTCCTGTCGGGCCCGCTTGGATCTGCCGCCTCTCGACGCGTCTGATCACCACGCTGAAGCGGCCCGCGTGCGTCGATGCGTACGTGGAGTTCGACGGCAGCTACGCGCCCACGGACCAGGTGGGCGGGAGCCCAGGCGAGAACCTCGCAGGGCTCGCCCACCTCGAGGGCCAGCAGGTGATGGTGCAGTACGACAACGCCACGGACACCGCGGCCGCGGACACCTTCGGGCCCTACCTGGTGACCGGCGGCTTCATCGTGGCGGCACCGCCCACGCGCGCGTGCAGCCGCGTCTTCGTGGGCCTTGGCTACAACTGCGAGCTCGAACTCCTGGACCTGCCCGACGGTCGCACCAAGCGGAAGGTGGTGACCGAGGTCGGCCTCGAGGTGATCGGCGGCGGCGTGCTGCAGGCGGGGCAGTCGCTGGCCGACACGCTCAAGCCGTCGAAGGTGATGAAGCCGGGCGCGGATCTCCTGCGCGTCACGGTGGCCGGCTCCTGGAACACGGGCGGCCGCGCGGCGCTGCGTCAGACGAACCCGCTCCCCGTCACGGTGGTGGGCGTCACGCGCGAGGTGGACGCCGGTGACCTCTGAGGCGCGAGTCCGGGACTACCTCGCCGGCGACGCCGAGCGCCTGGCCGCGGTGATGCGACCGGCCGACGCGGCGGAGGTGCAGGCCGAGACCGGCCACGCTCCGCTCGAGGCGCTCCTCGAGTCGGTGCGGGTGTCCCGGAAGACCTGGGCGCTCGAGCTGGGCGGCGAACTCGCTGGGATCTTCGGGCTCCGCGACGGCCCGCGGCAGTCGTTCCTCGCCCAGCCCGACTACATGGTGCCGTGGCTGCTCACCGGCGCCGCGGTGGATCGCCACCGGCGCGCGTTCTGGGCGACCAGCCGGCGCGTGATGGGCGCGTTCCTCGAGATGTACCCGGTACTCGCGAACCTGGTGGACGCCCGGTACGCGGCGGCTCTGCGGTGGGCGTGGCGCCTGGGCGGAGAAATCCACGACGCGGTGCCCATCGGGCCGTCCGGCGCGCTCTTCCACCCCGTCATTTGGAGGCGCCATGGGTAGCCCTCTCGCACTCGGACTTCAGGGAGCCGGCCTCGGTACGGGGCTGGCGGGCTCGTACCTCCAGGCCAAGGCCGAGCAGCAGCAGCTCGCCGACAAGCAGGCCGCGGACCTTCAGAACCAGGACCTCGCCAAGATGCAGGCCGCGAGCGCGCTGCAGCGCGGCGGCTTCCAGGCGTTCCAGCTGCGCCAGCGCTCGGACACGCAGCAGTCCGAGCAGCGTGCGGGCTTCGCGGCCTCGGGCGTGAACTCCGGATCTGGCACGGCCGCGGCGGTGCAGGCGATCACCGGCGGCGTGGGCAACGCGGACGCCGAGCAGGCGATGCACAACGCCGCGCAGCAGGCCTGGGGCTTCCAGGTCACCGCGAACCAGTACGGCGCCCAGGCCGAGCAGGACAAGCGCGCGGAGGGCCAGGTCCTCACTGGCGCGGTGCTTGGCGGCATCGGCGGAGGCTTGGCCGGCGCCAGTCGCCTCTACGGCGCTGCCCGCGAAAACCTCGGCGGCGGCATCGGCGTTCAGCCCGGAGGCTTCTGATGAAGGTCCCGTACGACCCGATGTCGCAGGTGGCACCGCAGGGCACGCCCGACGTGCGCGCGCAGGTGATCACCAACCCCGGCGGCGCCCAGGCCGAGGCTCGCGGCGTGAGCCAGGTGGGCGCCGGCCTGGACGAGATGGCCGACCAGGTGGCGCGAGTCGCCCGGATTGCGAAGCGCCACGCGGACGAGATCGGCGCGACCAATGCGGTCACGCGCTGGGAGAACGGCAACACCACGCTCGGCTACGGCACCACCGCAGCGCCGCAATCACAGCCGGACGCGACGGGCGCGAGCTCCGGCGGGCCAACGGCGGCGCCGGCGACGCCGCCCACCGACACCAACGCGCCGCACGAGCTGCCCAGCGGGCCGCCGGCCAGCGTCACCGCCGCGATCTCCGATCCCGACTCGAAGCTCCCGCAGCAGGGCTTCTTCAACACCAAGGGCATGGACGCGGCGAAGTATGCCGACCCCACGCTGCAGGCCATGGGCGCGAGCCAGGCGGAGATCGCCGCGGGCCTGCCGAACGACGAGCAGCGGCAGATCTTCCTCGAGCACTCCAACCAGCGGCTCGTGGACCTGCGTCGCCAGGTGATCCAGCACGCCACCCAGCAGCAGCAGGTGGCGCTCGAGCAGTCCACCAGTGCGGCGGTGGAGAGCTCGTTCGTCGCCATCAACAACGAGACCACGCGCGCGGCCAACGCCGACGCGGCGATGACCTCGGTCGACACCATTACCCAGCCGGTGGTGGACCGCATCAACGCCATGTACCGCGGCCAGCCGGACGAGGCTGCGCAGAAGGTGGCCGGCTACAAGCAGGAGGTCGCGCTCGGCCTCGTGCAGCACTACATCGCCGCCAAGGACGCGACCGGCGCCCAGAAGGTGCTCGACGCGCGCAAGGACGCGCTCGCCTTCGGGCCCCGCGGGGCGCGCGAGCTCGAGGAGCTGCAGAAGACGGTGTCGCTGCTCGGCGCCCAGCAGGACGGCGAGACCGCGGCCAACGAGCTCGTGGCCAACGCGAAGGGCAAGGGCGACCTCTACGACATGGCTCAGATCGCCGACGGGGCGATCCAGCGCGGGAAGGGCATGTCCAAGGAGCAGTTCTCGGCCTTCGACCAGGCCGTGGGCAAATGGCGCGGGCTCGCTGAGGATGCGAACAAGGCGAACGGCGCCAACCACTTCAACACCGCGCTCACCGCCCTGCAGAACCGCTGGTCCATCAACGACATCTCGCCCACGGATGCGACGTGGCTGCACGAGAACGACCCCAAGGGCTGGCAGGGCATCCTCGACGAGGCGGCGCGCCACGAGCGCGCCCAGGCCCGCGGGCAGAAGGTTGAGGAGACGCCGGATCAACTCCGGACGTTCTACGAGTTCAAGGACTCCATCGGCGACCTCAGCCCGGACGAGCTCGCGTCGGCCAAGCCCGGAAGCATCATCTCGTCGGCCGTGAAGATGGGCATCTCGCTGAAGCGCGCCGGCGAGCTCTCGGACTACCTGCTCAAGCTCAAGCACGACCCCGCGGCCGCGAACACGGGGCTCACGCCGTCGCAGAGCGACGTGATCAAGGACGAGCTGATCTCGGCCGGTTTCGGCGAGAACCACAACGGCGTGATGCGCATCAAGTCCAGCGCACTGCCGCTGCGCACGAAGCTGGAGCAGGAGGTCCTCAAGGAGCAGGGCACGCTGCGCGGTGCGTCCTCTGGCAAGGACAAGAAATACATGCTCGACGGGGACGACCTCCGGAAGTTCCTCGGGCCGGCCATCGCGCCCGTGGTCACCGAGACGCACTGGTACAAGGCTGACGACACCAAGCCGGCGATCGAGACGCCGGGCTACAAGTCGCAGGCCGTGCCACAAAAGGACGCGGACCAGATCAGCGAGGCGCTCAAGGCTGCCGGCGAAGAGGTCACGCCAGCGAAGATCCGCCAGGTCTACGAGTCGCGCTCGGTCGCGCCCGCCGCGGCCCCGAGCTCCGGCGCAGCTCCGGCCGGCGGCACGGTGAAGATCGAGGACCTGGCCAAGGACCCCACGCAGGCGTCCCTGCTTGAGCCCGTGGCTCGCGCGGCGATCTCCCGGCTCAGCGGGAAGCCTGGCGAGCCCGACTTCGTGCCCGTGCAGCCGCGCGCGTCCCTGAAGCCGCCGGCGCGCCAGAAGATCGTGCTCCCCGAGATCCACCTGCCGGGGAAGGCGAAGCGGACCGAAAGCCCGCTGCCCGATGAGGACCAGCAGGCACTCGACGAGACCGCCTCGCTCACCAAGAACATGGGGACCTGATGGCCACCGACAATCCGTACCTCGAGACGGTGCAGCGGATGTTCCCCCAGAACTCCGCGCCCGAGCCGCAGCCCGAGCAGGACCAGGGCGATGACGGCAACGAGCTCGCCAACCCCAACGCGAAGCCGCGCGATGCGGACGCGACGCTGCGCAAGCGCGACGTGGACCCCAACAACCAGACCCCGGTGCTCGAGCCCACCCAGGCCGAGCTCGAGTCGATGGGCCTCGACCAGGACTACCGGAACCCCAAGACGGGCAAGGTCTCGCCGGGCGTAGCGATCCCCGACCAGGACCAGGAGCCGCAGCAGCCCGCGGAGCCGAACCCGTACCTGGCCACGGTGCAGAAGCTCTTCCCCAAGGAGGGCCAGCAGCCCGCGGCCACGGACGGCGGTGCCGACAACGACACGATCGGGCAGTTCCTCAACTGGCGCGCGCGCAAGCCGCAGTTCGACTCGGTCCAGGCGCTGGACGTGCTCCGCTACGCGGAAGCCTCGGGCAAGCCTGTCGACTGGGTGGCGGACCACCTGGACGACGTGCGCAAGAGCGTGGACGCCTCGCAGGTGGACCTGCAGGACCTCGCGCAGAAGGCGCCCGCGCTCCAGGACTACCTGGCCCGCCAGGGCGTCCGCGTCGACGCCCACAAGGACGACGTGCCGGTGCTGGCGCAGATCGAGGGTACGCTGGCCGACGCGGCCCACGCGGTGACGCAGGCGCCGCAGGCATTCGTAGACGCCTGGGGCGAGCAGGGGCTCATCTACCGGCAGTTTCTCGAGGCCAAGGGCATGGGCAGCGAGGAGAACCGCACCGCCATTGCGGCCGACAAGGCGGAGATCGCCGCGCGCCAGGACTACGGCGTCCACGGTGTGGTGGGCCAGGGCATCATCGGCGGCGTCAAAGCCATCCCCGTGATGGCGCTCGACTGGCTCGTGCGCAAGGCGGTGGGTTCTGCGATCGGTCGCCTCGCGCCCGTGGCCACAGACCTCGCCGGCGGCGGCCCAGAGAACCCCGTCGCCGACGTGGGCGCGGCCGGGACGGCCCTGGTGGGCGAGATCGCCGGACCCTCGGCAGCGTCCGCGGGCTTCAACTACGTCGAGACCCTGGGGCCGACGTTCGACGAGCTCTCGCAGCTCAAGGACGAGCACGGGCAGCCGTTCGACCCGCGGCTGGTGCGCGGCGCGTCCGAGTTCGTGGCCATGCTCAACGGCGGCGTGATGGGCCTGGCGGGCCCGTTCGGCGGTGAGGTCTCGGGGCTCTCGAAGAAGCTCCTGCTGCGCGAAGGCGTCGACACCGCGAAGCGGTTCCTGCTCGAGCCGGGCGCGGCCGCGGTGGTGAAGCGGTTTGCCGCTCGGTACGGCGAGCACGAGCTCTCCGCGCTCTTCATGGGCGCGATGCAGGGCGCGATCGGCTCGGCGGGCTCCGAGGGACTGAAGACGCTCTACGGTCAGGACATCAACGAGAGCGCGCGCAACGTCATGGACGCGGCGTGGAAGAACGCTCTCAAGATGGCCAACGACATGATGTTTGTGTCGGGCGCGAACGCCGGCCTGGAGACGTACGGCGAGGCGAAGCAGGCCGAGAAGCAGCGCGTGGTGTTCAAGGCCCAGGGTGACGAGGTCGCCAGCCAGCAAGGCGCCGCGCGGCTGCAGCAGCTCGTCGACCTGGCGCAGCAGTCCAAGACGCTCGGGAAGATGGCGCCCGGCGAGCGCGCCGAGCTCATCTCCTCGATGTTGCTCCACAAGGACGCGCCGGCGGAGATCCGCATCGACCGCCAAGCCTGGGACGAGCTCCACCAGCCCGAGAAGAAGGACCCGGCCAAAGCGGCGCAGGAGCTCACGGGCGACGACGGCGAGGCGTACGCCCACGCGAAGATCACCGGCGACCTGGTGGTGCCCACCGAGAAGTTCATGGAGCTGGCGGCGACCGATCCGGAGCGCGCCGCGAAGCTGCTGCCCGACACGCGCATCGCGGTCGACGACCAGAGCCCGCGCCAGATGCAGGAGGCGCAGGAGCAGCTGCAGAAGCGCGCGGCCGAGGTCGCCAAGCTCGAGCCGGGCGAGATGGAGGACAGCGCGCGCGAGGTCTACGAGGACTATCGCCGCAAGGCCGAGGCCGCGGGCAGTGACCCGAAGGAGGCCGACGCCAACGCGCGCCAAGTCGCCGGCGCCATGCAGAGCTGGGCGGAGCGCTTCCAGAAGAGCGGCTCGAGCGTCACCGCTGCGGACCTCTACGACCTGCAGCGTGTGACCATCGAGGGCCCGCGCGGGCAGCAGCTCGAGCAGGAGCCCGAGACCATCAAGGCGCTCCGGAAGCGCTACGCGGCCATGCCGGAGGACGAGCAGAAGAAGTCGCTCTACATCGACCGCCTCACCGGGCTCTACAACGAGCGCGGGTACGAGGCGCGCGCGCACGACGAGTCCCGGCCGTACACCACCGAGGTCCAGGTGGCGCAGGCCAAGACCATCAACGACAAGCTCGGGCACGACGCCGGCGACAACGTGCTCAAGCTGTTCGGGAACGTGCTGAAGAAGAACGGCATCACCGACGCCGTGCGGCGCGGGAACACCGTGGCCTTCGACCACGCCACGCCTGAGGAGGGCAAGAAGATCGTCCAGGCGATGCGGGACGAGCTCGGCCACGACCAGGTGGTGACCAGCGGCACCGCGCGCGCGGAGGAAGGCGACAGCGGCGCGGACCGCCTGCAGCGGGCGGCGAAGGAGCACGACCGCCGCAAGACCGAAGGGCGCACGCCAGACAAGCAGGGCAAGACGAAAATCCCCGCGCGAGACGCTCCGTTCGCGGAGACCACCGACACGGCCGCACTGAAAGCCCACCTCGAGGGCCAGGCGCGCCCGGAGACGGCCACCGTGTCACCGTCGCACGAGCAGGACTTCGAGCGGCTGAACGGCGGGGACATCTTCCGCGAGGCGAACCTCACGCCCGAGGGCCTGCTCAACGAGAACGGCTACCGGCTCGCCGTCGACGAGGCCAAGGAGCGCGCGAAGAAGACCGGCGGAAAGGTGCACTACCTCTCGGCCGACGTGCGCGGCGTCGGCGACATCAACAAGGCTTTCGGCAAGGGGCTGAGCTGGGAGGAGAAGGGCAAGCCCACCGACGAGATCATGTCGGCGATCGCGGAGCAGATCGCGCGGCGCCCGGAGGGGAAGGAGTTCTTCATCGCCCGACCGCACGGCGACGAGTTCTACGCGGTGCACGTCGGCGGGGAGGAGGCGCTCGAGGAACTCCACGATTTTTTCGACAACGCCGACCGCAAAGCTGCGAAGTCGCCCTTCTATCGGGAGGTTGTGCCGGCTGGCTCCCACGAGCCCACGCACGTTATCCTACAGCGTGGTCTGAGGATCGCCCACGGGACCGGAGAGACCTTCGATGAAGCCGACCGGCAAGCCCTCCCCGAAGCCAAGCTCGCCCAGGACAACCACCCCGACGCCGACGAGCGACCGGCCAAGCCCGAGCTCGTCCCCATCGACAAGTGGCAGCGGGTGGCGCGCGATCTCACCAAGCGGCAAGGACATGAGCCTCAAAGAGTGGGGCGAGGACTTCGGGAAGAGGTTTCAGGAGGGCCTGGACCAGACGGCGGTGATGAGGGCGGAGGAACGGGCGGCTCGGGCAGCGGGGGAGAACGTCCCCCGGATGAGGCTCGAGGAGCTGGAGAAGTGGTACGAGGCGAGGATGGCCAAGAA